CGGCGACTGAAATAATCCTCAACTGCGAGATAATAAACCGACAAATTAATAATACATAGGATCGCAAACGATAGGGGGTGTCCCATCAACTGTCCATTCCTGAGGATAGACACACTCTTGTCAGGATATGTAGCAATATACTCCGAAGAGATTGACTCAAGGGCCAAAGCGTATTGTGGCACATGGTTAAGATTCACCATGGCTGCAATCGTGGCATCACGTTTGATCAAATCTGTTGCTTTAGAATAATCACCACTTCTCCAAAATGGGAAACCGATCTTGTTGTCGATCTCCCTCACCCGGGATGTTAAATCATTGTCCCTCATAGTCGCAAAGCGAGACCGCTTCCACCTCGACAGCATAGCTCCTTGCAAAGGCTGCAATGCACTGTAGAGGTATCCGCTACCCTTACTGAGAATACGGAACTTTCCTGGCTCAGGTATAATTACTATCTTTACCTTTTTGCCCTTAGTTCCAACTTCTCGACTGGCCCTACCCTCCATCGCCCGAAAATTCTCATCGCGCCATTGTGCAAAAGCGATTTGAAGTTGGGGGAGAAGTCCTAAACTTGACTTCTCTTTCGGGAAGACGAAAGATTTCGTGAGACTAAGTGCCCCTCCTTTCCGGAGTGAGGCCTCTAGACACGCAGATCCCGTCGGGAGAAATTTTACGCAGTCGGCTTGATCGATATCACCGAACATTGACATAGAATTCTCTTTAATCATATCAGAAAGATCTGTTGGTATAGATCTATCGTTGGATCCAAGGTTGGTCGCGTGTTCTTTTAACGCTTCTAACTCTTTGGTCTTACCCAAACGAGGCCAATGTTGTTTGGCTCCCTTCTGTAATGAATAAAGAAATTCCATATCACGTCGATTAATCGCCCGTGTAACGTATCTCTTCAGAATACCACAAAATAACGGCGAACTTTGATACTTGCTCGTGGGATATACGCCTTTTGAGCGCATACCCATAAACAGATATTTGTCTAACCAGTACTTCGTGTACGTCTGCTCCCCATTGTCAGGGGAGGCAACCGACTTAATGCGCACTGTCATTGACCGAAAGGCTCGTATAACACGATCCATTCTGTGACCACAAGACGACAGGCTACGCCATCTCGCGCAAAAAGTCAGAATCAAAGATTCAACTATCCCACTCACAGTCCCGACCTCCTGTTGGTCGAGGAGCCCCTGCAGAGATTTCGCAAGGACCTCACTATACGGGAACGAAAGATTGTTTCGCCCAT